CTGTAAGGATTTTCTCTACAGATATGTGCGTGTTTTTGGAAAAATAAACGGAAATAAAAATAAATGAGGTGAGATATGGGAAAAATTGCTAACGTGCAAGAAGTTACCCTTGAAAAACTCATTCCCTACGTGAACAATGCCAAAATTCATGGGGAAGAGCAGGTCACAAAGATTGCAAGTAGTATCAGAGAGTTCGGTTTTCTAAATCCTGTCATAATTGACCGGGATTACAACATCATTGCCGGGCATGGAAGGGTGTTAGCGTCCAAGAAACTCGGCTTGACCGAGATTCCGTGTCTGTTTGTTGAGGGATTGACCGAAGCACAGCGTAAAGCGTACATATTAGCCGACAATCGCCTTGGAGAGTTAGCTGAATGGAATATGGATCTCGTGACCTCTGAACTTGAATCCTTGCAAGACATGGACTTTGATATAGACCTCACAGGATTTGAACTTACCGAGGAAGAACTCGAAGATACATCTGAAGTCGAGGAAGTTGATGTTCCCGACAAGGTGAAGAAGAGATGTAAATCGGGTGATATTTGGGAATTAGGGCAACACAGGCTTATTTGTGGAGATAGTACGGACACAAGTACTATAGACCGACTTATGGGGGCAGAAAGGGCAGATATGCTAATCACAGACCCACCCTATAACGTCTCTCTTGGTAGTGAAGCCGGACACGCTATCAGACCAAGCGAAGCTAAACAATTACACAGAAGAACAGACGGACTCGTTATCCAGAATGATAGTTGGGATGATGACGAAGGATTTATTGAATTTCTTGTAAAGGCATTTAGAACGGGATTATACGGAATCAAAGAGGGGGGGCATTCTATATATGGTACGCCGACACTCAAGCACTTAACTTCCGTTTAGCATCCAAAGAAGCCGGAATGCAAGTAAGGCAGAACTTGATATGGAATAAAAATACATTTGCATTGGGTCGCCAAGATTACCAATGGAAACATGAGCCTTGCTTATATGGATGGAAAGACGGTGCATCACATCATTGGGAAAGCGACAGAAAGCAGACCACGGTTCTTGATTTTGACAAGCCATCAAAATCTGAAATGCACCCAACCATGAAACCAATAGAACTGTTCGCTTACCAAATAAAAAACAGTTCCAAGAGTGGTGATTCAGTTCTTGATATATTCGGGGGAAGTGGAACTTCGATAATTGCGTGTGAGCAATTGGGAAGAAGATGCTTCACTTGCGAGTTAGATGAGCATTATTGTGATGTAATTATTCAAAGGTGGGAAGAGTTCACAGGAAAGAAGGCGACCAAAGTTGGATAAAATGAGAGAAGCCTTTGTGAACGAAATTACCCGGTTAGAAGAAGCAATAAAAAAATCAAATTCCGAGTATTTAAAAAAGGACTATCAAAAAGCGGTCAATAAAATGTATTCGGAATTAAAAGAATATGACTATTACAAATCGTTGAGTAACCATTAAAGGAGAGAAACGATGGCAAACAAGATGACCTTGCAGGAACAGGCAGATGAAGTCCTGCGTATGGCAGAAGAGAGAGGTGTATCCTCTAACTTCTTCTTCCGCACGACCTTCAAACGCTACCAAGTACAGATGAGAATATTATCTGACTTGGAAAAGGCAATAAACGAATATGGGGCAACAGTAACCAAGGAATATGTAAAAGGCAGACAGAACCTTGTCGCTAATCCGGCAATCACGGAATATAACAAAACATCTACTGCTGCGAATGGTACTGTTGCAACTTTGATGAACATAATAAAGACATTATCAAACGAACCCGATTCTGTTGATGCCCTGTCCGAGTTCCTTGATGAGAATGGATAATTACATATATGCGTATTACCAGAAAATAAAAGATGGTTCAATAACTGTTGGGAAGTGGGTATCGCTTTTTTATGATCGTATCGTTGAGGGTATAGAAAACGGAACATATATCTTCAATCAGCGGAAAGCAAATCGGGCGATAAAGTTTATTGAAACTTTCTGCCGTCATAACAAAGGCAAACTTGCTCCGAGGTTGTTGAAGTTATCACTCTGGGAAAAGGCATTCGTGTCATGCGTATATGGAATCGTTGACGAGGACGACCACAGGGTCTTTAAAGAGATAGCCTTATTCATAGGGCGTAAGCAGGGAAAAACCTTACTTGCGTCAGCTATTATCACTTATGAGGCGTTTGCAGATGGAGAGTTCGGTTCGGAGATTTATTGTATTGCTCCAAAACTTGAACAATCCGACCTTGTTTATTCGGCTTTTGAATTTAACAAGGACAAATCGCCTGACCTCTCAAAGAGAATTGTAAAGCGTAAGACGGACTACTATATAAAGAGTTCGAATACAACCATCAAGAAGATTGCGTTTTCAGAAAAGAAAGCAGATGGCTATTCACCAATGCTTACAGTTGCCGATGAAATCAGTTCTTGGCAATCCGTGAGGGGTTTAAAACAGTATGAGGTCATGACTTCGGGAACAGGTGCAAGAATTGAACCCATAACCCTTGCGATCAGTTCCGGGGGATATGTAGACCAAGGAATATATGACGAATTAGTAATACGTGGCACGAGGTTTTTACTTGGCGATTCCATGGAAAAGCACCTCATGCCTGTTTTTTATATGATAGATGACCCGGATAAATGGGATGACATCAACGAACTCCGAAAATCTCTGCCGGGATTGGGCGAATCGGTGTCGGTTCAGTTCATTCTCGATGAGATAGACACGGCTCATGAATCATTATCCAAGAAGACGGAGTTCTGCGTTAAGTATGCGTGTATTAAGCAAAACGCTTCACAAGCGTGGCTGTCTGCAGAAGTCGTCAACAATATGTCTGGGGAGCATCTGTCACTTGAAGATTTCCGTTCGTGTTATTGCGTTGCCGGAATAGACCTCTCACAGACCACAGACCTTACTTCTGCGTGTGTGATTATTGAGAAAAACGGAGAATTGTATGTTTTCTCAAAGTTCTGGCTACCTGCAGAAAAAATAGATGATGCTATAAAAAAAGACCAAGTTCCATATGACATATATATTCAGCGTGGACTTATGGAGACAAGTGGTGATAACTTCGTGGACTATCACGATTGTTACAATTGGTTGGTTCACTTGGTCGAGGAATACGAGATTCTGCCCTTGAAAGTAGGTTATGACCGCTACTCGGCACAGTACCTCGTTCAAGACTTGGATGCTTACGGATTTCAATGCGATGACGTTTATCAGGGTGATAATCTGTGGGCGGTACTTCAAGAGATGGAAGGACTTTTTAAGGACGGAAAGGTTCACATCGGTGATAACGATTTATTGAAGATTCATCTTCTTAACGCTGCAATCAAAATGAATGCAGAGAGGGGAAGAGGAAGATTAATAAAACTAACACCAACGGCTCACATTGATGGAGTTGCAGCACTATCGGATGCTTTTTGTGTCCGTCAAAAGTGGTTCGGAGAGATAGGCGAACAGTTGAGGAATAAATAAAATGGGTTTGATTGATTACTTTTTCCCGAAGAAAAAAGCAGAGCTGAACGTTCAGCAGACTTTCAAGATGATAGACGGTTATGTACCTGTCTTTCATGATTGGAACGGTGCAATTTACGAAAGCGAGTTTGTTAAGACCGCTATTGACGCTATCGCAAGACATATAAGCAAACTGTCGGTAGTAATCGAAGGTGGTACACAGAGCAAACTTATCACAGACTTAAAGAAAGCACCCAACGCTTATAGTACATGGTCGCAGTTCCTTTATAGGATAGCGACCATTCTTTATGTGAAGAACACCGCTTTCATAGTTCCGCTCCGGGATAAGTTCGGTCAGACGATAGGGATATACCCTATATGTCCTGTCGAGTGGCAGTTGGTTACCGATGATCGTGGCACTCTTTGGGTTAGGTTCAAGTTTAAGGAAAGACAGACCCTTGCAGAGAAACTTAACGACATCGGAATCCTGACACGCTATCAGTACGAGTCGGAGTTCTTCGGTTCATCCAATAAGTCACTTAACGAAACGATGAACCTGATATCCATACAAAGACAGGGTATCGAAGAATCCACCAAGAACGCAACCGCTTATAGGTTCTGGGCGAATGTAACCAACTTTAGCAAAGCGGATGACCTTGCCAAAGAAAGACAGAGGTTTGACGAAGAGAATTTCCAAGCGAAAAACGGCGGCGGCATTCTTCTTTTCCCGAACACTTATAGGGATGTTCACCAGATAACCAATCAATCTTACACGGTAGATTCCGAGCAGTTAAAACTAATCGAAAGAAACATCTATGACTATTTCGGAGTCAACGAGGACATCATACAGAATAAAGCATATGGCGATTTGTTCTCTGCGTTTTATGAGGGAGCGATCGAGCCTTTGGCGATTCAGTTGTCAGAGGTTCTGACAAGGATGTTGTTTACATCAAGGCAGATTGCTTTCACATCCGGCATTACATTTACTGCTAACCGCATTCAGTATATGTCGAACACGGACAAATTAGCAGTATCAAAAGACCTTGTCGACCGTGGAGTGTTAAGCATAAACGAAGCGAGGGAAATTTGGCAGTTAACACCTATTGACGGTGGTGACAGACACATCCTTCGTGGTGAGTATTACGATTCATCGACAGGAACGAAGGTCGAAGAGATAGGAGATTCGAAAGATGAAGAATGACAGAGAATACAGAGATTTAAAAATCGAGATTGAAGAAAGAACCGAGGGCGATGAACCTTCCTACATCGTAAGAGGTTATGCGTCTACCTTCGAGCCTTATGTTTTATTTGAGTATGAAGGAATACAGTACAAAGAGGTTATTGACCCTCACGCATTTGACGAATGCGATATGTCGGATGTCGTATTCCGTATCGACCATGAGGGTGCGGTTTATGCAAGGTCATCCGCAGGAACTTTAAAGGTATCTGTTGACGATCATGGACTCATGGACGAAGCAGACCTCTCTAAAACTCCCAACGCAAGAAACCTTTTTGAGGATATAAAGGCAGGTAACTACCCGAAGCAGAGTTTTGCCTTTACTGTCCGTGAGGATTCCTACGACAAGGACACCCACACCAGAACCATAACCAAGATTAAGAAATTATATGATGTTGGTCCTGTTTCGTTTCCTGCTAACCCCGGAACGGAACTTGATATAGCGACTCGTGACTATTTCAACGGAGTGATTGAAATGGAGAAAGCGGAGCGACTTGAAAGCGAGAAGCGTAAAAAGGCTAAAAAGGCACTTGAATTAAAACTCAAAATCTATGAAAGGAAATAATCATGCAGATTGAGGAAATCAAGAACATTTCTGCCGAAGAGTGTGAAGCTCGTATCGCAGAAATCAAGAACGAAATGAACGATGAGAACGCTGACATCGAAGCACTCTCCGCAGAGGTTGACGCTATCGAGGAAAGAAAGAACGCACTCATCAAGGAAGAAGAGTCAAGAAAGGCTCTGGCTGACAAGGTCGCAAAAGATGTGACCGCACCTATCATCGAGGAAAGAAAGGAAGATAAGAAAATGGAGAATATCGAAATCAGAAATACTGCTGAATACATTGACGCATTCGCAGAGTACATCAAGAGTGGCAAGGACAACGAGTGCCGTGCACTCCTTACCGAGAACGTAAGTGGTTCTGTACCTGTTCCCGAATTTGTCTATGACATCGTTAAGACCGCTTGGGAGCGTGAGGGAATCATGAGCCGTGTTAAGAAGGCTTACATCGCAGGAAACCTTAAGGTTGGTTTTGAGGTAAGTTCTGACGGTGCAGTAATTCACACCGAGGGTGACGAAGCAGTTGATGAAGAGAATCTTGTTCTCGGAGTTGTTGAGCTTGTACCTGCTTCTATCAAGAAATGGATTAGCGTTTCTGATGAGGTTGTTGACCTTCGTGGAGAAGCATTCCTTCGCTATGTCTATGATGAACTTGCTTATCAGATTGCAAAGAAAGCCGCTGACGCTCTTGTTAACCTGATCGTTACCGCTCCTGCTTCAACCTCTCCCACCGCAATCGGTGTAAGCACTATCGATGTTGCTTCTATCTCTGCTGACACTATCGCACAGGCAATGGGTAAGCTCTCTGACGAAGCAAACAACCCTGTTATCATCATGAACAAGGCTACTTGGTCAGCATTCAAGGCAGTTCAGTACGCTAACGCTTATGGAGTAGATGTTTTCGAAGGACTCACCGTTCTTTTCAACAACACTCTTCCTTCATTCGCTACTGCTTCTGATAACGATGTATTCGCTATCGTTGGTGACCTTGAACAGGGTGCTCTTGCTAATTTCCCTAACGGTGACGGCATATCCTTCAAGTACGATGACAGAACCCTCATGACCTCTGACCTTGTAAGAATCCTTGGCAGACAGTATGTAGGACTCGGAATCGTTGCACCCGGAGCATTCGTTAACCTCGTTAAGGATGTTTAATGAGAGCAGTTGTTAAGGTGGCTTACTTTGATTCGACAGGTCTGCACAGACCCGGCGAAATCGTTGACGTAAAATCTCCTTCAAGATTGGTTGAGGTCATCAATGAGGTGACCTCTTCCAAGAAGGAAAAACCCAAGGTTGAAATCGAGGTTAAGACCGTTGAGGTTGAAACTGCGATCATCGATGAACCGATTGAAACAGAGGTCAAGACCACAAAAAGTAAGTCCAGAAGAAAAAAGAAAGGCTGATTTATGGCACTTTTAGACGATGTGAAAATATCACTCCGTGTAACCACGAATGCTTACGATTCTGAAATAAGCGACCTTATCGATTCAGCAAAGAAGGACTTGCAGATAGCAGGGATAATGGAATCGGTCACAGTTTCTACCGCTGATATGAACAAAGCGGTTGTGACGGCTATTAAAACCTACTGCAAGATGAACTTTGGTAATCCCCAAAATTACGAGAATCTGAAAAAGTCGTATGACGAACAGAAAGCACAGATGTCGATGTCGACAGGTTACACCGATTGGGGCAATTCATGAACAGAGCAATCACATTAGACCTAATCCCAAAAGTATATACAACCGACACAATGGGGCAGAGAGTTGCAACGGACGGAACTAAAAGAACCGTTTATGCGACTCTCTCTTCGATTAGTCGGCAAGAGTGGGTGTCATACTCCCAGAGTGGCAGACAGGGTTTAGTTCCTGCGTATGTAGCGACCGTGTTTTTCGGTGACTATCAGGGCGAGTCCAAGGCTGAATACAATGGCGAGGTTTATGGCATTTACAGAACATATGAGAGGGATGACGAACAGGTCGAACTCTATTTAGAGAAGAAAGCAGGATATGAGTAAAGTCGGTGAAATCTCAATCGATAAATTGCTTAAAACGGTAGACCTCACCTTGGAAGATTACGCAAACGGTGTTGATAAATGCCTTAAGACCGCTTCGAAAGAAGCCGGAGAGAGTGCAGAAGATGAACTACATCATACCTCACCCGAACGGACAGGCAATTACCGCAGATCGTGGACGTTTTCAGAAAAGGAAATCAGAAAAGGTAAGTCGTATCGTACAGAGCTTGTCGTATATAACGAGAAATATTACCGATTAACCCACCTGTTAGAGAAATCACATCGTATAGCCAATAAATACGGTCGATATGGTATGTCAAAAGCACAACCCCACATCGGCACCGCACAGAAGAACGCAGAAGCGAAATTTGTGAAAGTGTTTGAGGAAGAACTTGGAAGGATAAGAACATGACGGAACAGTTAAAAGCAATCTATAACGCATTCAAGGACGCAAAGATACCTTATGCGTATAACGTATTTCCGACAGACGAGTCCTCACCTGCTCTTCCATATGTCACAGGATATGTCGAAAGCGGTGAGGGGTTCATGGCTGATGACGAGAATTTCTACGACACAATGAACATCAGACTTCTGTTGTTCACCAAGACGAAAGACCCGACTATCGAGGACACAGTAAGAGGAATCCTTAAGGGTTTGGAGTGTCCTTATTCATGGGAAGAGTCTTATGCAACAGATGAAAAGATGTATGTTATCACTTACTCCATAACAATGGACGCATAAAGGAGAATTAATCATGGCAGACGCTAACAAGGTAAAGTTCGGTCTTAAGAACGTTTATTATGCCGTTGCTACTGTCAGCGGTAGCACAGTTACCTATGCAACTCCTGTTGCAATCCCCGGAGCAGTTAACCTCTCTATGGACGCACAGGGCGAGGAAACTAATTTCTACGCTGATGACACCAAGTATTACAACGTAACCAACAACACAGGCTATTCAGGTGACCTTGAGGTTGCAAAGTTCCCCGAAGCATTTTATTCCGATATCTTCGGACTTGCCGCAGATACAGACGGAGTAATCTTTGAGGACGCAGAGGTCGAGCCCAAACAGTTCGCTCTTCTTTTTGAGTTTGCAGGTGACGCAAACAAGGTAAGACATTGTCTGTACCTCTGCTCTTGTTCAAGACCTGCTCTTGCTTCTGGAACTCTCACCGAGAGCAAGGAGCCTGTTACCGAGAGTGTAACGATCACCGCTTCACCTCTTCCCATTGATTCGAACGGCATGAGAATCGTTCGTTCAAAGTGTGTCGAAGGTGACACCGATTATTCCTCTTGGTTCACATCCGTACATCAGTATACTTAATTTCAATGGGGTAAAAGAATGGAAAAGACTATTTCTGTTGACGGACAGGAAA